TGGGCTGGCAAGACACCTCTGGACATCTTCAACGACTTCCAGAACGGGGCAGAGATCACATGGAAGAATTCCGGTTATGCTCTGGACTCGGTTCCTGATCGCTTCCTTGTCCCGGCTTCGCGGTGGCAGTATCTCTTGCAGCCCATGACGCTCCCCACAACGGGAACGGGTGGCGGCACGATTCCGGCATTCGCCAACCTGCTTGAGTACATCAAGGCGAACTACTGGGGTATCTCCATCAACGGCAAGACTCCTGAAATCGTTCCGGTTCCCTACTGGGCGGAGACGGTTGGCACTGGCAACACCACGCAGCTTACCTCCTACGTGTTCAATGATGATTTCCTGAACTTCGGTATCCTCCAGGATATTCAACGCATGGGCGGGCCTCTCAGCTTGCAGGATGGGGCATTCGTCGCAACCTACATCGCCAACACAGGCATTGTGAAGGTTCTTCGTCCCACGACCATCATGTATCAGTACGGCATCTAGTTTGCCGCAACGCAATCGAGGGGCGCGGCTTCGGCTTGCGCCCCTTTTCACATGAGGATATATGCCAGCGTTTCCCACCCAAAATATCGACCTGTTCTACATGACCATCTATGGCGGGTTCGGCTATAACGGATGCGACCAGTGGGGCATTGGTGGGTACTGGGGTACTGAGTGTGCGGCTTATCTCGGGTACGCTTCGGGAATAGTGCAGCGCGGCAATCCGCCATACACAGTAAACGACTTTCTGGGTATCTATCCGAAGTTCTTTGGTGCTCCGACAGTGATTAATGGGACTCTGGTGGAAGGACAATCAACCATCACGATTGACTCCACCGCAGGGCTGAATCCCGGTCAGTTGATTACGTGTCAAGGGCTAAATTCAGGCACGGTAATACAAGTGGTAAACAGCCCAACGTCCATAGGAGTTTCATCGAACGCGATTGCCAGCGGGATACAGCAGTTGGTTATCTATGAGGCTCAGATCGTCCCTCTGGCGGTCATTCAGCTTTATTTGAACCTAGCCAGCATCTCCCTCATGTCGTCGCGCTGGAGGGGACAGTGGCCGCTTGCAATGGCCCTCTATATCGCGCACTACTGCACCCTGTACGCGCAAACGGAGGGAGGCACGCAAACCACAGCAAGTCAGATTGTGGCGAACTCGCTGCAAGCTGGAATTACCATATCGCAGAGTGCGGATGGAGTAGCGCAGGGATTGAAGCCGCTGGAGGCATTGGATAGCTGGGCTGCATGGTCGCTGACAGGATATGGTGCTCAACTGGCTACAATGGCGCGTGTCGTGGGTGCGGGTGCAGTTTATATACGGGGATAGCATGATAAAGAAAATATTCACTTCATTATTCAGTCCGCGAAAGTTTGTATCGTGTGTTCCTGCTGGATGTGTCCTCCCAAAAGGTACAAAGGTTCCACCGAGGCCATGCGATAAGTGAAAGTCACAGCTACATCATCGGGGCCGGGGATGGACAAGATATTCAAGGGCATCGCCGCGCTGAATGGTTCTGACGTGTTAGTGGGCATACCAGAAGGCGACAATCGGCAGGACAGCCTTACAGCACTTGCTGCTGCGATGAAACTCACTAAATCAGGCAAGCCACGCAAGAAGGCTGCGAAGTTCATAGAGGCTGCGAAAAATCCTATCAGCAATGCCGAATTGCTTTTCATATTCACCAATGGGAGCCCGCTGCATGGTCAACCCCCACGCGTAGTGATTGAAGCGGCCATCGAAGCGGAACCTACAAAGTCACTCATTGCGAAGTACATCTCGCAAGCTGCTGTAGCGGCGATGGATGGGAATGAAGCTGGCATGGTAGAAAACCTGCAAAAGGCAGGAACGATTGGCGAGTCTGCATCGAAGCGGTGGTTTACGGACTCGCGCAATGGATGGGATGAGAACGCTGCATCTACCATTCGCGCTAAAGGTTCTGACACTCCCGGTATCGACACGGGCCAAATGCGTAGGGCAATAACTCACGTAGTACAGGCTGGCAACGTGGCAGGGCATAACGACAGCGACGGGCCGGAACAGGATGCAGAAAAGGGAATGGACGATGTTGCGGAAACTGCTGATGAGGTAGCAGGCGGCGTAGAAGGAGCGGTTGAAACGGTAGGCGAAGGCATAGCTGAGGGTGCAGAAGTTGTGGGAGAGGTGGCCATACTCTAATGCCGACACTCAACCTAACTCGCGTGGTCAATAGTCCAGCTTTTGCGCAGGAATATACGGTAAATCGCTCGGTTGGCACGTTCCAAGAGGGGGGATTTGTCTTTACTACGTATGCAATTCCGTTCTATGGAATTATCCAACCAGCTACCGATCAGGACTTGGCACAAGTTCCTGAAGGAGATCGCGTAACGGGCATGATGGGATTCATCTCTGAGCAGCCCATGTATCGCACATATGTTGAAGGGCAGACAGAGGGAATAGGCGATCAAATCACATGGCGCGGACATAATTACAAGGTTGTTGTGGTTATCCCGTGGCGCGATTTCGGATTTGCAAAGGCCATCGCATCCAGACAGGCGGGTGAGTAATGTCTAGCTACCCCGTTCCCGGCGTAGGAACCATGACAAGCACGGGTCTAACCGACTCTCAGATGTCTGTGGTCTGGCAGAACATCGTACTTCAATGTTTAGGGATTACGCCAAGTGGCCCAACAGATGCAGCGGCATATTCTCAGGTGCGGGTGGACTGGCCAGTGGCGGGTCAACCTGCATGGCCCATTACTTCAGACGTGGCGTTCATCCGGGCGGTGGTTGTGCCGGATTCCTACAATGCAGCGCACGAAGTCCAGCCTACATCTATGCCGGGTGAAACTTTCCCTGAGCAAACCATCTACACGCGAGTTTGGCAGCTTTCGTTCATCTTCTATGGGCCTAATTCCTTTGACCGGGCGCGGCAGGTACAGGCTTGCCTCTATCAGGACTTCGTGCATGATATTCTTAGTGCGTCGAACGTTTATCTGGATACCGTAATTGGTACGCCAAGACGTTCGCCGGAATTGTTTCAGAACCAATGGTGGCCGCGATCTGATTTCTCGGCTAGGATGAATGAGCAAGTAACGGATACACTGACAAAGCAGACTATCCAGAGCGTAGAGTTGATTCTGGAAGATGCTGATGGAATCTTTGATGTGATTGATTTACCTGTAACACTTTAGGAGCGATGAATGTCCACTCAACCCCTGCCTCTTTCGATTCTTTGCGATGTAAGCGTTTCAGTGACTCCGGCTGGCGTGTCAATCCCCAAATTCAATCAGGGACTCATTGTAGGCAATAGCGGGGTAATCCCTTCGCAAGGGGCGAACTCACGCTGCTTGCTGTTTCCGAATTTGGCAGCGGTTGCAACTCAGGGTTTCGCGCTGGACTCTCCCGAATACATCGCAGCCTCTCTCTACTTCGGGCAGAATTCATCGCCTGTAACGCCGCCCCAGTATCTATGGATTGGATGCCAAGACCCAACGGCGGTGCAGACCATCACGATTGACTCCGCATCGGCAGGAACCAACTGGGCTGAAAACGACATTTTCCTCATCACGCAGGGCGGAGCGTCTTACGGATACGGCAAGGTCACTGGAGTATCTGGAGGGGAGGTAACGTCCGTACAGGCTATTTCTGGTCAGCAGGGAACGGGTTATGCAGTCGCCAACGGACTCAGCACAGTGGCGCAGTCTCCCTCTGTAGGAACCGGGCTCGAAGTCAATATCACGGCCATCGGTGAAACTCCGCTACAGGCTGTAACGGCTTGCCGCAACGCGCAGCCGGGTTGGTATGCCGCCATGAGCACCACGGCTACAGATGCCGATCATCTGGCAATAACCGAATACGCGCAGACGGCAGTTCCGGCCATGCAGTACATCTACGGAACCACAAGCCTATCGGCGTTACAGGGTACAACTGGGAATATCTTCTCACTCATTAGTGCGGCGAACTACAACCGTGGTCATGGCGCATACACCTCAACCTTTGGGGGTCTGTATCCCAACAACGCCTATATCGCGGCTGCGGTTGAAGGCGTGGGGATGGGACTCAACACTGGATCGGCTAACAGTGCGTTCACGCTGGCTGATAAGACGCTGGTGGGCATCTCTCCGACGAATCTCAAGCAGGCCCAAATCAATGTTCCTGCTGGCACTCCAGGCGTGTCGCTGGGAAACCACGGCAACACCTACAACAACTACGCCAACGATTACCAGTTCTACTATCAGGGCGTAAACGGCAATGGGATGCTGTTTAGCACTGTGTTGGGATTGGATATGCTGGCCGCTGATTGCCAGATTTCAGTGCTAAACGTGCTAGCGAGTCTTCCTTCGATTCCGCAGACGGATGGCGGACAGGCTCTCATCCTCAATGCTTGCCGTGCGGCCTGCTCACGCTCTGCAAATCGTGGGTTTATCGCTGGTGGAATTTGGGAAGGTGCTGCAATCAATCTGCTTCCTTCCGGTGGCCTGACTCCTGGCGAGGCACTATCAAATGGATTTTGGGTTGGATCGTCTTCATTCTCAACTCAGTCCAGTGGGGATCGTGCTCTATTTCAGGGTATGCCCGTCTACATCGCAGTCATTCTTGCAGGTTCGCAACAGAGCTTTATCATCGGCGTAAACGTCCAGCAGTAATAGGAGATTTCGATGGCACACGGAACAACTACATACTCTTTCA